ATACAGGAGAGAGCTGTTTGCCGAATACAGAGGCCTCAATAGTGACAGGTGCATCCTGTCCGGTCTGGCCTGAGATTGTGATCGATCTGGCCATGACGTGCTCGATCTCATAGGCCTGCGTGTCGTCTCCGACCTCAAGCGTGATTGTGTCGGGAGAGTTGGCCCCGGTCAGCGATGGGGTGAACGTCCAGAGATAATCATCCTGGTCTGTGGTCTGTTCAACGGCAGTCACGCCGCCCTTGAGGCCGATTGAGAAGATCATCGGCAGCGCCTGGAAATAGCCATGCGGCACCGAGATACTCATACCGTCAACCAGCTTCTGATATACGGCTGTCCTGTAGTTTTTGAGGCGCGTACCGGTATTGTCCTCCGGGAACGTGATGATACGATCCATCGGCGGCTTGGCCTCACCGAGTAGGATGGTATCGGCGGGAACTGCTGTGCCTGCCGTGGTCTCCTTGCCCCATTGAACGATATTAAATACTTTTGATCCCATTGTTTAGTCCTCCTGTGGTTCGGGGTCCTCTGGCTCGTTGGCCTGCTGGACCTGGTAGTTACCCATGTAGATTGCCGCCTGTAGGAGTTTCCACAAACCCCTGTCTTTGGCTTCGCTCTCGCTGATTACATGGGGTAGACCGGCTACACCTGCACCCGGCCCGCAAAATTCGTAGATCGTTTCATAAGATTTTCTTGGCATGTTTCACCTCTATGCGGAGACTGTGAAATCTCCGCTTACGTTTTCTTTGACAATCCAATAAACCATCAGGCCCAGGTGCGGCTCGTCTGATCCGTAGCGCAGCTCAACCGGCCCCTGAATGGATACGTCTGTCACTCTCAGGAGGAAATGCTCGACCGTTGAATTGAGCCTGATGTTCTGCGCGGCTGCGTTCCTGATCCGTGCGATGTATTTGATGACCTGCGGAAAGCTGGACTTATCCACGTTTGGCGTGATGTGAAACTCGGTCTGTCCTGTCCATAGATCAATCGCCGGGCCGCTGACGCTGTACTGGCTGGTTACGCCGGTCGGATAAGTCAGTGCGCAGGGGAAATCAGACAGTGATTCGGGAAACTCCGCCCGCTCAAACACACGGTACGAGAGTACAGTCCCGCCCCTGCCGTCGTCGATCTCAAACGCTTTTGCGATCTGGTCTATCCAGCTCTCAATTGCCACGTTTCACCACCATTTTTTCCGCGATCCGGTCAAGCGCCTGCTGCCAGTAGCGGTCTATGTCTGGCCGGGCCTGCTTGTAACCGCGCTCCATAAATTTCTTGCCTTTGATCCCGCGCCGTGCGATTGAACGGGCCACACGCAGGGCAACGCCGGGAGCCTCTTCTTTGCTCACGCCCAAAACGATATGTACCCATCTTTCCAGTGCGGAGGGCGGCGGCATCTTGCCGGGCCGTCTGCCAAACTCCATCACAGCCGGGTACTCTTCGTTTTTGAGACTACTGAACACATGACCGACGACAGATCCGGCGGAGTTTTCGACGCTCGATGTGATTGAGTTGCGCAGCATGCCAGACACACCGACAGGAGCCAGCGGCTTGGCCTTGGAGGCGACAGTTACGACCGTTTTACTCATGGCCGTCTGCATCTCAGGCTTTGCGATGTCCCAAAAATCATCGACGCGCTTCATCTGCTCTTCCAGACCAGGCGCCACGATCTCAAACTCATAGCCGATATCGTTTTTCATACCGAGATGATCCTGTAGTTGCTCATGACTTCCCTGTAGACTTCCTTCGGAAACTCCTGATGGTAAAAGACCTCGCCCATCTCAGCGTTGCCGGTCTTGCCAGCAAACCCGCCGTCTGATTTCTTTTTCATCAGGCCCGCAATCTGGCGGCAGAGGTAGGAGATATCCCAGGGCACAACGTAGCGGCTGACTGCGGCGGTATCATGTGCCGCGGCTGTGGTTCCGTTGACGCCCCGTTTGACCGTAAATGTCCGGTAGACGTTGATTGCGCTGTCGTTGCTGTGCGCCGCTTTCGATGTGCCGTTCCAACCGCGCCTGACATAGAGCGTGTCGGTATTGATTTTGTGGATGTAGATATCCTCCACGCCGATCTGGATTGTTTCGCCTGCGGCAAACTCGTCCCCATTGTCAACGGTGATCGTGTCGTCTGTGGCTGCGATTGCACCATCGACCAGGGATGTGGCGGCGGTCGGGTCGCTGTAGCCTGTCACCAACTCCTGCTCTGTGCCGATCAATAAGACCATGCCGGGGCTTATTGCCGATCCATCGGTCGATACCAGGTTGGTTGCGCTGTCTGTCTGTGTGACCGATACGCCAATAGCGGAGGTTTCCTCGTACAGGCCCCAGCGTCCGGTTATCACTACGTTGGCCTCATCGACTGACCAGTTGCGGTCTACAAACAGCGCGCGGGTATAGGGGCCGTTCTGCCAGTGGCGCTCGAGCGGGTAGAGTTTGTAGTTTCCGCTCGATGTGCCCGCCGTGACCGTGTCGCCGTCCTCTGTCAGACTGGTGACCGCCAGGAGAGGATCAATATCAAGGTTCTGGTAGCTGTTGCCGTTGTAGGACCGCTCCTCTGTGTAGGGGATAAACATCCCGATTTTGCGGTCAATCCAATCGCTGGCAGGGCGTATAAAACGCTCTAACAGGTCGCCGTTGTCGTCACCCTGGAGACCCAGATCATTGATCACGTCCTGGATGGTGCAGTACACCCGGTCGCTCATTTCGTTTTGCCTCTCCTGACCATCTTGTCAGCTGGCGGCTGCTCGACTTCCTTTTTCTCCGGCTTCGGTTTCTCGACCGAGAAACAACCCGGGGCATCTGCCATCAGGAAAGCGGCGTCACCCTCTGAGACATCAATCTCCTGCCCCTTCGGGTAGAAAACCGCGCGGCTGCGGTAGTCCTTAATTACGTACAGTTTCATATTGTTTACTCCATACGTGCTCGCCGGTCTGTTCGAGACCGATCACGTCACACCAGGCCTCAAATGCCTGCGAGTTATCAAAGTGCATCGGGTATTTGTCCTGGTCTCCCCAGTTGTTATGCAGGTACATCTGTCCGTTTGCGGAGAGCAGAACCCCCAGCACATTCATGGCGTCATTGAACTCATCCGGGTGGATATGTTCGAGTACATCAATCGCCACGATCAGGTCATACTTCCTTGCCATGCCGGTCAGGTCTGCGATACGCGAATACTCCAGGATACAGACGTCATTGTCTTTGAACCTGTGCCGCAGGAATTTACGCAGCACGCCGGGCAGTTCAAACACATCGACCTCGTTGTCTTTGCGTAGGACTTCGACCTCAGAGCCGAGACCGCCGCCGATTACCAGGACAGACTTACCCCAGTATTCCTTGAGCGACTCGATGATCTGCTGGTAGTAGGGTGATACGTTCCAGGCTGCCAGATCGTACAGGTAGCCGTTATCCTCCGCGCCGTAGAACGCCCGCACCTGCTCATCGGTCTCAGGTTTGTACCTGTCCCAGGCTTCGGAGACGTTGCGGGATCCACGGATCACTTTCTCGACCGTCAAATCTTTATCCTCTCCGGTGTAGTCGGCAATGATCTCCGCCAGATCGAAATAGTTTTCCCATTGTTTCCATGCGCCGGAATGGTGAAGATACTCGATGTATGTCTCCCATCCGGTCGAGACTTTGGAGATATGCGCCGTCTTAACTTTGGTCGTCGCGCCCAGGGTGAAACCGAATTGTTTCCTGGCCTCTTTGGAAAAGGCAGCGTCCTCGCTCACTTTCTCGTGTCTCGGATACCAGAACCATTCAAACTCATCGAGGGGAATGTCCGGGCTGGCGTCTTTGATGGTTTGGAAAACCTCCCGGCGGATCAAGGTCGCATGTAGCCCGACCAGTGCCACCTCTTCGGTGTGGTCATCTTTCCAGACCAGGCACTGGACGAGGTCACCAAATGAGGTCTCTTTAAACCAGATCGCTTCGGGAGGCCATCCTCTACGCGGATAATACGCCTGGAATACGTCATACTGCCAGCCATCTTCCAGGTCTCGGAATACGTTCAAAAAATCGCGGTCAAACTCTGCGTCACTGTCCAGAAACAGAATGCTGTCAAATGGGGATTTGAGCAGCTCCCTGACCAGTGTGTTAGCAGCATCCGGGGCAGTCCTGTATTTTGCAATCGAATAGCCATCTCCTTTTCTAGCGCCTTTTGTAATCAAGGCCGACCAGGAAGAGAAGAAGTCCGGCTCGACTGATTTTTCCAGCCGGGTTGCCATCATGATCTTGCCCCAGGGTTTTGGTTCGTTTGGCATTACAAATCACTTTCTAGGGGAGGGCTGTCACACCCTCCCCTGTTTGGTTAGTCTGGATCGAGCTGCACCCACAACACAGCCGAGTAATCGTTTGTGTTGGTCGGCGCCATATCGGTGGAGCTGGAGTAGCTCACGCCGAGGCCATCGCCAGCCGAGAACGTCAGGACGCCCGGTCGGATGGTGGCATAGCTCGCGCCTGAGTTGGTCGCATTGAGCACCGGCGCAGGGTAGCCGGACTGCGCAAACTCTGTGCCGTCCTTGTGCGCCCGGAACGTGGCGGTGCCTGCGCTAACTGCGGCAGACCCGCCTACCGATATACCGACTACAGAGCCAGCCTTCGGCATTTTGTGTACAGTGTTGGCATCTGCGCCCGCGCCGGTCAGATCGGTGTTGGTCTGGTTGGTTGCGGCGTTCGCTACGCCAAACACGAGGGGGATAATCGCCCCGAATTTTCCAGCATTGAATTCGTCACCCATGATATTTGTTACCTCCGTTAGTTTTCTATTGCCGATTTATGAGTAGGTGATACCGTGGATGCCCGCGGTATGGGTGCCGGTCCGATTGCGAGCGCCGACGGCAATACGGAAGCTCACGACCATGATGTACTGGCGTTTGCGGATGTCACGATCAACCTCAATCAACATCTGGCGCCGGAAACCGACGTTCCACATCTGTCTGTTGACCAGTGCGATCTGGCCCTCGTCGTTGTTCGATCCGGTGGCGGAGACCTTACCGTCATCCTCCGCGAGCGGCATAGATTCGGATACGATGATCGGAATACCATCGACGCGGGCGAGTTCGCCGGTCAGGATGGTGGCGCCGGGGCCGTATTTATCCAGCGTGCGCACATTGGTCATCCCCATCAGGGAGATGAGATAAGTTTTGGCATTGGTGATCGCCATGACATCATTGGGGTTGACGCCGTATTTACCCAGGCGGGCAATACCAGCGCGCCATTCGGCATCTTCCAGGGTGCTGGTGATGTCGGTTGACTGGCCGGTCACGTCTACGAGGTAGTAATGCCGGATGCCGTCCTGTCCTTCTGACAGGTAGTACGCATCGGTGGCAGGGGTGCTGTCGTCGAGGTTGATGTTTCCGGTCGAGGTTGCAGTAGCGTCTGCGTTGAGGGTAAAAGCGTCCATCTGTTCCTGGGCGCTCCTGGACAGCTCTTTGCGCAGGTTTGGCATCACTGCAACCACGCTGTCCTCGTCGAGGTTATAGGTCCAGGCCAGATCGGCGACCTGTTCGGTGCTGGTGAAAGTTGATTTGGCGGTGGCGGGATCCTGCGAGCCTGTGGCTTCGCCCTGGGTGCCCTTCCTCCAGGTAATCGCGCCGAACTGTAACGGCCAATCCCAGGGATCGGTTGGCATTGCGACTACGCCGAGGTTACCCACAACGCGGGAGGCCAAAAAAGCATCCTCCCACAAAGAGGCAGCCATGCCGGTTGGTACTAACTCATCGCCGGTGCCGGAGCCGTCAGAGGTCAAGAGTTTCTCCATGTCGGCGGATATCGGTTTGACGCCCTTGCTGTCGATCTGTGCGGCTTGCTTGAGGAACGCACCTGCAAACTGCACATCCATCAGTTTCCGTCCGGCAAATTTGCCAGACTGGACGACGCCGGTCGACGGCTCGGCGAAACCTTCGGGGCCGATCAGTTCACCTTTGCGGACAGGCCGGTCTTTCTCAGCCTGCTCAAGTTTTGCTTCAACCTGCTGTTCAATAATGCCGTTGATCTCAGCGGCAAGTTTGTCAACGTCGATGGTGGCCTGATCGCCTTTATGCTCTTTGACCGTTTCGGTCAGTTCTGCAATAGATTGCAGTAGTTCGTCATATTTTTCAGGCATGTTACACACTCCTAAAGTGCTCATTGAGAGCATTGATATATTCGGATATTTGAGTCACCAGACCATCATCCTCAGCCTCGCTCCGTCGTTCGGTGTCATCATCTGTGTTCGGCTCCGCTTCGGGTTCGGGTTCGGTGGTATCGCTGTTGTAAGTGATTTCAAGTTTTGCGTCTTTCGGGATAGATGTCTCGGCTGTACCGCCCCATTTATCCCAAAATGGGATATTGTCTTTCCCTTGTAATTTCATCCCCATTAGTTTGGCGCCTAACCTCAGCGCCTCCTGATTGGCGGGTACAGGCACGATCGAGAACTCCAAGAGTTCCCATGTGTTGATCTTCCTTGGGTAGAGATAATCATCAGCGTCCTCGTCTCCCTCGCGCTCCTCCCACTCTTTGGGGATGAAACCGATGGAGGTGGCATTGAGGAATCCGCCTGCCCATAGTTTCCGGACGGCGTCAGCCTGCTCACTCGTGCCTGGCTCCGGGAATTGGAAGGTGGCCTTAATGCCGATCCGCTCCATGACCTCGATCTTAAGCGCCTTTGCAACCGGCAGCGACCGGTAATCATGCGCCCACAGTACGACCGGGTTTTTCATGTAGTTTTTGATATCAGCGCCATCCGCCACGACAATGTCGCCGTCACGATCAACCGCTTCGGTGGATATCAGCGCCTCGTAGATACCGGCCTCGTCATCAACTGTTTTTGTTTCCACTGAGTAGATTTTGTGTTTCATTTCCATGTCAATCCTCCACCTCTGCCGTCATCGTGCAGAGACAATTGATTATGTTTCCCGGGGATCCACTGGGGTCTCCGGGGTGTGCCAGCATCTCGCCGCCGACCGTGAACATCTCACGGATGCCGACCGTCTGGCCGTGTGCGTCTGCGTGTGCGTCTCGTGTGCGCCCTGGGATCAATGCAGATATCCAGACCTTGCGTTTGACAACGTCAGTCTGTTTCCAGGCCTCCTGCTGTCCCAAATTGGAGGCGCCGGTCATGGTCGTGCGTGCGATGCGCTCCGTCTGCCAATCTGATTTGCGCTCGCCAAAGAAAATGTTCAGCCGGTCTTGTATCTCTACAATCCCCACGCCTTCGGCCTCGGCAGCCTGGAAAACGTCAACCAGTCCTAACCATGTGGTCTCGTTGGTTTTCTCTGATACGACCTCTAAAATCTGGCGGGTGTAGGCGATCGTTTCCGGGTCCTGATTGTCGAAATCGATGTCATAAACGGAAGCCTCGTCCTGCCCTACCAGCACAACCGCACCAAAGACCAGGGAGAAGAAGGTATCCATAAAGGCCTTGATCTCATTGGCCAGGTTGAACAGCTGTTCTGGATTGGGGATTTTGTCGGGGTTCTTCACGAACTTACCCCGGCCAAACGTTTTATCATCACGTAAGGCCTGGATCACATCCAGCTGCTGGCGCTGAATGAATTTCTTCAACTCGCGCTGCATATCGCCGATCTTGTCCTCGATGCGATCCTGCGCCTGTTTCCAGACCATCTGATGTTCGATTGATCCATACTCCGGCGCTTTTGTTTTGCGTGTCAGCGCTTTGGGAGGTGGCGGTTGGCTGCTCTGTGTCGGTCTTGGTGTGCCGATCGGGACCATTCCAAACGGTAGATAACCCACGTCCCCGCCCTGGACAACCGGCAGACCTAAGCCCAGCCAATCGTTGAGGATATTGATCGGATAACCCTGCTGTGCCAGTTTGACCAGCTGCTCGATCTTGCCGGTTACGTCCTCCTGGAGTTGGGGGACGTTGCGAAAATCGGTCTGGATGCGCTGGCCTGGTTTGAGTAAGCCGGTCTTGCGGAAAAAGCGGGTCAGTGTGCCATCTCTCAATCCGCACAGAGGCACGATGGTCAATGTCCACAGGACAGTCTCGGCAGTGGCAAAGTTTTCGTAGGTATCACGGCCATACCCCATGATCTCATCGGGCACGCCGAATACCGCGCCGATCTCATCCCTGGAGAACTGGCGCTGTTCTACCCAGGCCAGGTCTTTGGGCGCAAACGAAAAGGTTTTGATATCGGTTACACCCTGCTCTAAAATGATCGGTTTGTGTGCGTTATCGCCGCCGAATTTGCGGGAGAGCATGTTCTCCAGCTCGTCTCGCTCGGTCTTGGTGATCCCTGTCGGTGCAATGACCGCGTAATCGGGCCGGGCAGAGTTGGCAAAGAATAGCCGCGTCCAGGCCTGCGCAAGCTGGTCGATTGCGATCGAGTAGCGGATCGCCGTCATCGGGGACAGACCGCGAAACGGCTGCAGGGGATTGTAAAATTTGATGTGAATAAATTCTTCGGGGGTCAGGAGATAAGGATCGCCTTCACCGTCATCGATCTTGTAGTTCGCTACTCTGCGGTAGCGTTTATCGGCGGGGTTGATGTAGAAAATATCCGGCTGGCGCGGCCACAGTTCGACCGGCTGTCTATTTCCGGCTCCCCTGGATACCTCGATACCCATCTCTCCGCCCAGCATCTGGTCAACTGTCCACTGACGCCAGAGGTCCTCGGCGGACATCTCAGGGTTAGGATTGTCCAGGAGTACAGAGATCGGATGATCGCCCAAGTACTTGGTCTCGTTATCATCGCCCTGTGCAACACGTACCGGAAGGGGTGCGATATTGTTCGCCAGGACATTGACCGCTTTCTGTACCCACATGTGAACGCTGTATTTGTTGGCGTGCCGTCTGAAATCGTTTTCGCTGTCCAGCTCACCATCGCTGGTGATCCTCAGTATCGGCACGCGCTCGGCAAGTTCAGGGTACAGGTCATATAAACCTTTCCCGCGTGCTCTCTGTAATATGCGCTCGATTATGCTCATAATCTCCTGCCTGCCTCAAAACCCTCGACTGCCGCAGCTACGACCAGCATGGTGATTGAATAGACCAGGCCAGCGATATAACCGGCTGCCAGTGGTATCACTGTGATCAGCCAGACGGCTGCTGTTCTAACTGCTCGCTTGGTGCTATCCATTTTCCAATCCTCAAATACGCCCAGTACCTGAACGCGTCACACGCATGGTCGTTTCCGTCCAGCGGTTTCTCGTTATCTCTGCGGGCGCCTTCCTCCGGGTATCTGTACCCTTCGGTGATCTCCCTGATAAAATTCGGGCAGTTCTGCCGGTGTATCTGTAGCATCCGGCGCCCGTTACCATCGCAAATCAATTCCCTGACGACCTTGATACCCTCGACCACCTCATGTGGTTTGGAGCGGGCCACGATGTCAGCCCGGCGGAAACGTTCCTTGAGCTGGTTGGCTTCGGGTGATCCGACTGCGATCTCCGGCAGTTTGTTTGGTCTGCCGCTCTCGTCCAGTCCATACCGCTCTACGCACCGCTCGACAACCGCCTCTACGCTTTTCTCCTCCAGATATCGGGAGTGGTACAGCTCATCAAAGACGAGCACCTTGTCCGGCTGCCTCTGGATGAACAGGATCGCTCTTGGATCCACGTACCCATCATCGAACGCCAGTTCAAACGGCAGGTTTGGATCGGGTCCTTCGTCGGTGAGGTTGTCCATCTCGAAATTGTCGTAGACGATGCCCTCCGCCTGGACCCAAAGACCATCGCGTAATCGCTGCCTGAGTATGCCGGTTAGCATGTCGAGTGATTCGAGGTACTGCGCTGTACTGTATGGGTTATCCAGTGCGCTCGATTTGTAGACTGCTGCCTCGCCTTTGATAATCAATCGCTGGTTGATCCAGTGCGATGGTGGGCCGGGGTTTGTCGAGACGATAACCTGCGTCCAAGGGGCTGCTCTACCTCGCATGCGGGCGAGCACCTCATGGAAATCGTCCTCGGTAAACCTGACCGCCTCCTCCATCCAGACAAAATCGACTGACCCATCCAGACCGACGCCTCTGATCTGCTCTCGCTGCGCCTCGTCTTTCATACCGCCGTATGCCAGGATCGACCCGTTTGCATACTCGAAACGATGGTCTGCTTTCTTATGGGAGACCCTCGGGTCACGTCCGACTGTGGTGCGCTCAAACGACAATACGGTCGAGTTGGTCATGCTCTCCCGGGTTTTCCTGAGCATCACGCCGGTAGCGCCGGGGTATTTCATGAGGTAGGCGTGTAATTTCTCAGCCGCCAGCCTCGATTTACCGCCGCCTGCCGATCCGGTCAGTAACAGGATGGGGGATTTATCCCGCCAGGGTTGTATTTGCCACGGTAGTGGTTTGTAAGGTGCGATTGCCCGGGTCATGGTTGATCATCATCGTCCCAATCATCGGGCGAAATTCCGACGTATGTTTTGAGGCTCTCTTCCAGGTCGATGATCTGCCGGTCGGCAAACAATTTATGATGCTTGCCAATGTGGATCAATGCCGTCTGGCCGTCATGCAGCTCAAGCCGGGGTCCGTGCTGTGTGTTGGTGATCGACTTGATCAGGTGGCCGCGTGCCCGGACTGCGTCCCAGTTGAGCATGTACCTGGTATAAAGGTTTCCGTCCTCGTCTGGTAAAGTGCATTCGCTGATAAACTCAGCGATATTGACTGTTGCCTGTTCTGCCAGCCTCGAGAGCACTTCATCGGCGCTCAAGGCCTTCTCCCTCAGACGCTCCTGTATCCGCGCCTTGATATAAGGTTTCGCGAGGTTCTCAGACCCAACCGACCGCAGTGTGTCATTATTGCCCTTATAACCAGCGCGTCGAGCTGCCTCCGTTGCGTTCCAGGTCTGGAGGTATTCCTCGACAAATACTCGCTGTTTATTCGTGAGCCTGCGTTCGGCCACATCTACCATCCCTCCTACTGGTTATCCAGTCCTATAAATACGCGCAGCGCTTTGCGCGCGTACCGATATACCAGAACAAGACGCTCGGCGTCATCTCCAATGGGTTGAGGTGTTGGAGGCTCTTCATCGTCGGGTGGGATGACTACGGGAGGCTCTTCATCGTCTGGCGGAATAACAGGGGGTGGTGGGATATAAGGCGCATCGTAATTCAGCGCATCATAAAGGTGCTGTGCCGTTCCCATGTGTAGCCACAAATTAGTTGACAGCCCTGGAAGGTTCACGCCGTATCCATATTTCGATAAGAAAACAGCCGGAGCATGAACGTATTCAGGTTTCCATGTGTCCGCAGGTACAGGTACAGCGTCCCAGCTTGCCGAACCACTAAAGGCGTTCTGTCCGAACGTCACAATCGGTGACATATCATTGAGCATCGCTACAATCTGGTCACGGTCTTTCTGGTTGGGATACTGTGTGTTCAACCATTCCAGTGATGGGATTGAGATGTAATACGGTATGCCGTATCGTTTCCAGATTTTATCGCCAAGATCACGAGGGGTCACATTCAACCAGGCACCAGGTAATTTGTCCCCGTCCGGTAAAGTGTTCTGTGAGATGTCAATCACGATACCGTGTACCGCCCGTTTATTGCTTGTAGACCCGCCAACAAGTATTTGTTTATCCAGCATCTTGATATGTGGGTCATTCTCCGGGTCATTGTGCCACCAGCGCAACGGGTCCAGTCCGATACCCGCATAGATCGAATAATCAAGGTACAGGTATCCGATTGCAGGCTTGCCGAACTGG